GCTCGGATTACCCTGTTGCGGGGGTCTGCGGAAGGACCCAGACCCGGGGGTCAGACGGATCACCCGCGAGTCGTCCGCAGGTGAACCGCGGCGGCGCAGCGCCGTCTCTCGCTGCGGGGAGATGGGGCCTTGCTGCCCCTTGCGGCCGGGCATCAGGCCCACGGCCAAGCCGCCCTCTGTGCACGCGAACACCGGGCCGCTGGGCGCCTGGCGCGCCAGCCACTGATCGGCGACGGCAGCGCCCTGCTCTGCCGCCAGGGCCGCGTGCTGCCGCTGCAGCTGCCGGCCGGCCACGATGGCCGCATCCACCAGCTCACGGCCCAGCATGGCGCGCAGGTCGTCGACGATGGCGGCGGACTCGGGCATCTGGTCGCGCAGGCTCATCAGTCCAGGCGCATCAGCAACCGAGCGGCGACGCGCTCGTGCATGTCGAACCCGTCGCGCCTGGCGCGGGTCTTGTCCTTCGGGTCCACGTACTCGAAGGTCAGCACCGGGTTGGCGGGGCTCGTCGCCTCGTCAATCTTCACCAGCACCACCGTGTGCCCCAGGCGGGTGAGGTACTTGCGGCCCACCTGGCTGTCGAAGGTCAGGTAGCGCCTGGCCGGCACTGCGACGCGGGTCATGCGTGGCCCCTCAGACGTAACCCGTTCGGGTGAGTCTCGCGGCCTTGCGCCGGCGCACACTGCCCCCAGGAGACAGACGCACCATGCGCAACACCGACAGCAGAAAAAGCGCGCCGCCCGGCCAGCCGGTGAAGCTGGGAGACGGACAGCCTGCGAACAGGCCGGGCAGCAGGCATCGCGGCCTGCCAGCGTGGCGCAAAGCCGCAGCCGGCGATGGCTCGGCTGCGGAGGGAGGCACGGGGTGGGCGCCCTGCCTTGCGGCCGGTACGATGCATGTCCCCATGACCTGCAACGCTCCCAAGGAGGGCGCCCATGACTGGACTCAACTTTCCGCCCCTGCCGCCGCCGGTGCCTCAGCGCAATGCGCTGGACGAAATGTGGCAGATGCACCATCAGCAGATGCAGGCGCTGGAGCGGATGACGATGTTGCTGCAGCAGCTGCTCGACGCTCAGACTCGGTCAACGGCGCCGCCAGCACCACCCGGTGCCATGCCCGGGTGAGCTCGTCCATCGCGTTGTGCGGCAGATCCTGCGGCCGCGTCATGCACATCAGGGAGACGGCCTGCCGCTCCAGAAGCGCGCGGATGGCGCGCAGCTCGTCCAGGATCAAGCCCTCCACGCTCACGGCGGTCAGCATCTCAAGCAGCCTCCTGCGCGGCGTCCTGCCGCGCGACGTCGATCACGGGCCGGCCGGCCGGGTGCGGCCAGGCCGGGTCGGGGATGCGCGACCAGCGGACGTCGGGGCGCAGCGTCTCGACGTGCATGGCGCCTTGCGTGGCCCGCTCGATGGCGGGGCAGCGCTCCGGCGGGATGCCGCGGCTACGCCAGGCTGTGACTGACGGTGGCGCGACTCCGGTCATGCGAGCAACGGCGCTTGTGCCACCAAGTTGTTCGATCAGGTCTGACATGGGGGGCGACTTTAGCGTCTACTAAGACGATACGCAAGTGTTTGCTGTCTTAGTGCGGGCTAATGTGCGCCTATGGACATGCACCAGACACGACGCCTCAATCTGTTCGACTGGATCGAGGTCAATGGCGGCGCCGCACTAGTTGCCAGTCAGTACCGCCTGGGCAAGAGCGCGCAGAGCTTTCTCTCGCAGCTCAAGGGCGGCTACACGTTTGGCGAGAAGGCCGCGCGCAACATGGAGGCTCGGCTGCACTTGCCATCTGGCTACCTTGATCGCCCGCGCGGGCAAGTACCGAGCGCAGGAGAGAACGTGCTGCCGTTTGAGCTACGCACTGTGTGGCCGTTCCGCACGCCACTTGAGGTGGTCCTCAGCCTGCCACGCTCAGCGCGCGACACGATCGACGCCTACATCCAGGGTGTCTGCGACGCGCACCTCGGCGTAAAACCGAACGGGGTTCGGCTCTGATCGTGCCCTTTCCTGGCGCTTTCAGGAAGCGTCCCGAGCGTCCGTAGCTGCCGAACCCCTGCCAATATCCCGCCACTGCGCGGGGTTTTTTGTTGCTGCGTCGTTGCAGCCATGTTGCTGCCACAGGACGTATCTTTATGCGTCCAAGCCGTTGCATCGTCACGCGGTTTAGTGTTCGCTATTGCAATAAGTCTTAGCGTCCACTAAAGTACGTCCCAAGCCCCACGACAACCGCAAGCAGCGGGGGGCAGGAGGACGCGATGCACACGACGGCGAGCGACCTGGCGGCACTGGATGCCGCCCTCGCCCGCGACGCCCAGGCGCAGGCCCGGGCTGAGCGGCGGGCAAGTCTCCAGGAATCCCAGGCGGTTGCACCGGCCGCGCGCTTCGCCCGTGCGCTGGCCCTGGTTGGCGAGGCGCTGCTGTGAGCGCCGCGCGTCACATCGAGCGCCACCCGACTGGCGCAGAGATCGAGCGGCGCCTGAAGCGCCGCGGCAATCGGGCCGAGGCAGCGGTGACGCTGCTGTTCTCCGTGTTCCTCAGCGTCATCATCGCGCTGAGCGTGGTGCACTGGCTTGAGATCGGCGCCGCCGACCTGGCCGCCGACGCCCCGGCCGCGCGCACCGGGGGTGCGTCGTGAGCGCCCGCCGCTGCCTGCCCGCCTGGGCGCGGCGCCTGGTCAACCAGGTGCGGCTGGCGCACGCGCAGTACAAGCTGCGCCTCATGCAGGACGAGATCCTGCACCTGCAGCTGGCCCTGCACGACCTGCCGCGCGACATCGACTGGCTGCAGCGTCGGGGCGGGCCGAAGGCGGCGCAGGAGATCGCGCACCTGCAGACCGACCTGGCCGAACTGCCGGCCTACATCGCGTGGCTCCAGAAGCACGAGGCGGCGCAGGCCGTGATCGTGGCCCGTCTGCAGGCCGCGGTGCGGCCGGTGGCGCAGCGGGGCGAAGGGGTGCGGGCATGAGCGCCGACATGGACCCCAAGACCTGGCCGTTTCCTGCGGCCAGCGCCGGGCGCACGAGTGCCACGCAGGGCTGGCCAGCCGAGGCCGTGGCCCATGCAATGAACCGTGCGGCCATCGAAGGCTGCCGCGTGGACGCGGTGCGCATTCGCGGCCGGGTGCGCGACGTGTTCCAGGCCTATGACGTGGACGGCACGGTCTACGTGCACGTGATCGTGCAGCCCTACCCACGCAAGGCGACCCGCCTGCACGCCCTGCTGCGCCTGGGCGCCCGAAACGGCGCGGACATCGACGCCCGCGCCCTGGTGCGCTACCTGAAGTCGGCAGACGAGGTAGAGCTGCGCGGCGCAGACCTGCGCGTGCACGGCGGCGGGGTCTCTCTGGAGAACCCGCCCACGCACTTCGAGTTGGTGCACCCCTGGCTGGCCCAGGTGTGGCCCGTTGTCACCGCAGTCGCGCCAGGCGCTGGCCCGGCACCTACCACGGAGCCGCCGGCCACCGCCGCGCGGGCAGCAGCATGAGCGAGCGCATCATCATCATCGGCCTGGCCGGCCACGCTGGAGCGGGCAAGGACGTGGCCGCGCGCTACTTGGTCGGCCGGTACGGCTTCGTCCAGGCCGCCTTTGCGGACCCTATCCGCGACATGGCCGCGCTGCTGCTTGAGCAGATCGGCGTGCCCGAGTCCTACCTGCGGCACCGCGTCTTCAAGGAGCGCCCGCTGGCCGAGCTGGGCTTCAGCCCGCGCGCGCTGATGCAGGTACTGGGCACCGAGGTAGGCCGCGCGCTCAACCCCGACCTGTGGGTCAAGCATCTGGCGCTGCGCCTGGGCCTGCAGCCCAACGGCGGGCCGGTGCATGACCGCATCGTGATCTCGGACTGCCGCTTTCCGAACGAGGCGTACTGGATACGCGCCAAAGGCGGCAAGCTGGTGCGGCTGACCCGCCCGCAGGCCCAGGGCCAGGCGCGGGCGCACGTCAGCGAGACGGCGCTGGCCGACATGACGCCCGATTACGACGTGTTGAACGACAGTGGCACGGAGTGGAGCCTGCAGATGCGCCTGGACCGCATCTGCGACGACCTGGGCGCCGAGGAGCGCCCGGCGCTGCGCGGCATCGTGGTCGAGGACGACGACGAGCCGGCCAACCCGAGCTGGTGAGCATCATGCGCAAGCGCTCTGCCTACCGCCCGCGCGGCGTCAACCCCGCAGCCCATTTGGTGGCCATGCAAGGCGCCTGCAGGCTGAGCCTGGACGACCGCACCGTCTGGGCGCTGCAGCTGGCCGGCGCCATCGACGCCGTGCGCCGCGCCCAGGCCACTGAGGCCGACTGGCGCTGCATCTTCGACGCGGTCAACTTGGTGGAGGAGTTCTGCCGCATGCGCCTGGCGCGCGACGAGGGCGGCGTGGTCGATCGCGCCCAGGAGGCCTGCGTCGCCATCCTGGACCGCCACCGGCACCCGCGCCGCCCGCGCGGCCGAGCTGCAGGCCCTGGCGGCGCTGCAGGAGGCGTGGATATTTCTTCTGGAGAACGTGACGCACGCCGAGCGCTTTGCCGCCGGGGAGCGCGTAGCCCGCCGCGTGCGCGCTGCGCTGGCCGGCCATGCGTCCGAGGGCGCGCGCGTCATCGAGCCGCCGCGGGCGGCGGCATGAAGGAGCGAACCGTGAAGAACCTCGAAGACTGGTGGGCAGCCGCCTGCTGCGTGATCGCAGCCCTGCTGCTCGTGGCGCCGCTGGGCGCGGACTACGCGTGGTGGGTGGCGTGATGCACGTGATGATCGACCTCGAGACCATGAGCCAGCAGCCCGACGCGGCCATCTGCGCCATCGGTGCGGTGCTGTTCGACCCGGCCCTTCCCGGCGACGGTCTGCACGCCGAACCTTTCTACCGCGCCGGCCTGCTGGCCGACGCCGTGCGCCAGGGCGGCCACATGCAGGTGGACACCGTGCTGTGGTGGCTGCGGCAGGACGACGCAGCGCGGGCCGAGATCTGCGCCGAGACCGGCTCGCTGCTGGTCGCGTTGTCGGACTTGGGCTACTGGATGTGCACCCGCGGCGTGACCGACGTCTGGGGCAACGGCGCCGACTTCGACCTGACCATCCTGGCCGGCACCTACCGCCGTGCCAGCATCAAGCTGCCCTGGACGCACAAGCAGCAGCGCTGCCTGCGCGAGCGGCGCCACGGGCATCGTGATGTCAAGGTGCCCGGGGACGACCGGCCCCAGCACCACGCCCTGCACGACGCCATCTGGGGCGCGCGCATGGCCGTGGCCATCCTGCGCGAGGAGGCACAGCGCGACGAACTGGCTGCGCAGGCGCGCAAGGTGGCCGGCCAATCGGCAATGTCCGCGGCAATGTCCGCAGACATTGGCGGCGACATTTCCGGGGCGCCCGTATGACCCGCCCTCTGCGCATCTACGTCTCGGGCCCCATGACGGGGTGGCCGGACCTCAACTTCCCGGCCTTCCACCACGCGGCACGCATCCTGCGCCAGGCGGGCTGGGACGTCGTCAACCCGGCCGAGCTGGCCGACCCGACCGCAACGTGGGAGGAGTGCATGCGCGCGGACATCCGCGCCATCTGCGACTGCACCCACATGGCCATGCTGCCCGGGTGGCAGGGCTCGCGCGGCGCGCGGCTCGAGCGCAGCCTGGCGCGGCGCCTGGGCCTGGTGGTGGACGAGCTGCACGTGATGCTGTGGCTGCCGCGGGATGAGCGGAGGGCGGCATGAGCACCCGCTACGGCATCCGCACCCTGAGCGACCTGCGCGACCGCTGCGTCATCACCAGCCGCGGCGACTGCTGGACCTACCGCCAGCAGGTCTACCGCCCCCGCACACAGCAGTGGGACTGCAACGTCTGGCTGAGCGACCTGCAGCGCACCGAGACGCTGCAGCGCGCCGCCTGGCTCCTGGCCGGGCGCCCGCTGACGCGCGGCACCGTCGTGTGGCGCACCTGCGGCAACGACCACTGCTGCAACCCGGCGCACCTGCAGGCCGGCACCCGGGCCAACATGGGCGCCTGGCTGGCCGCCGCCGGCCGGCTGCGCGGCCTGCCAGAGCGGCGCGCCATCAACCGGCGCAACCGCCTGGCCAGCGGCGGCGTCGTGCTCAGCGCAGAGCTGGCCGACTGGATACGCGACAGCCGCCAGACCGGCGTGCAGGTGGCGCACGCGCTGGGCGTCAGCGTCCAGTGCATCAGCCGCGTTCGCTGCGGGCAGACCTGGGCGCCTACGGTGCGCGGGGCCAGCGTGTGGGCGCTGGGTGGCAGTCTTTCCACGCACCGCAATTTCAACCCGCCATCAGCCCGGGCCCAGGCTGACCTGCAACCGAGAGACCTGAACCATGCGACCGTTTCCTGACACCCTGAACCAACTGCGCTTCGGCACGCTGACCGAAGACCTGACTGCCAAGCTGCACGAGCTGACGCAGAAGTGCGCCGAGACCGGCCGCAGCGGCGACCTGACGCTCAAGCTCACGCTGAAGCCCGGCAAGGGCGGGCAGATCGAGGTGTTCGACGACATCAAGCTCAAGCTGCCCAAGGAGGAGCGCGGCAGCAGCATCATGTTCGCCACGCCCGAAGGCAACCTGACGCGCGAAGACCCGCGGCAGATGCAGATCGAGGGTCTGCGCGTGGTGGACAAGCCCGCGCAGGCGGGTGCGGCTGAACTGAAGCGCGTGGCTGTCTGAGGGGGGCTGGATCATGAGCAACGACACCACCCTCAACATGGGCAAGACCGACGCCGAGACGCTGCTGAACGCCGGCATGGCCATGGCCTTGCGCGTCAACCACACCGGCGACGGCCATGAGTTCGTCGTGCTGCCTGCAGGCGCCAAGCTGCAGTCGGTCGAGAACATGCAGAAAGCGCCGGCCCGCCCGCGCGGCACCGTGAACCTGCGCGACATGGCCAGCTTCATCGCCTACGTGCGCGAGCGTTGCCCCGATGTGACGTCGGAAAGCAGCACGCTGCGCATGTACGGCACGATCGCCCCGAAGCCCGGCTTCCGCGCAGTCTTCAACGATCACGGGGCAGCACTTCCAGGCTGGCGCGACGACCTGGCCGTCTTCGACTGCCCGCTCAGCGAGGAATGGACGCGCTGGACGGCGAAGAACGGCACCAAGATGGACCAGGAGACCTTTGCCACCTGGATCGAGGACAACCTGCCCGACATCGCCGAGCCGGCCGCCGCAGACATGCTGGAGATCGCCCGCAGCCTGGAGGCCAAGAAGAAGGTCAACTTTGCGAGCGGCCTGCGCCTGAGCAACGGACAGACGCAGTTCACCTACGAGGAGACGATCGAGGGCACCGCCAGCAAGGGGCGCATCACCGTGCCCGAGGTCTTTGCCCTGGGCGTGCCCGTCTTCGAGAACGGCGACCGCTACCGCGTCGAGGCCCGCCTGCGCTACCGCATCGCCGACGGCGGCAAGCTCACCATGTGGTACGACCTGCTGCGCCCGCACAAGATCCTGGAGGACGCGATGCGCTTTCAGTGGAAGGCGATCGAGGCGGCGCTGGGGGTGACGGTGTTCAATGGGGCTGTGGTGAGCTGAGCAGCAAGGATCGACGACATGGACACCTTCATCCAACCCAAGATCACGGGCTACCGACAGCTCACCGAGGCCGAAGCGGCGCTGATGAACGAGATCAAGCAGCACGGCGTGCAGCTCGGTCAACTGGTGCAGAAGCTGCGCGAGGCGCCGGGCCTCGATCAGCGCTGGGTCAGCATCGGCGCGACGGACCTGCAGACGGGCCTGATGGCCCTGACGCGCGGCGTGGCACAGCCGACCACGTTCTGACCATGAGCAGCAGCACGCCCCCGGACTTTGCCGCGCTGCGCGCGACCCGCAATGCCGCGGTCCAGGCCGAGATGGAGCGCCTGGCCGAGGAATGGGGCGCGCCTCTGCAGAGCGTGCTCTCCAGCTTCAACCCGGCCGCCTGCTACTGCGCCTGCACCAGCGGCGGCCTTTGCGAGCACGATTGGGACGGCGAACCCTACGACGACCAGGACAGCGGGCTGTGGTCTGCCACCTGCTCGAAGTGCGGTACGTTGGCCATGTCCCATTCGCTGAGAACCGCCCAATGAGCACCACACACGCCACCCCCTGGGACGCCCTGCTGCGCCCCCATCCCGCCATCCGCCTGCGCACCGACGCCGAGCCCGGCGCGCAGGACGCCCGCCAGGGCACCAAGCTCGCCTGCGTGCTGGCCGAGCTGGCCGAGGTGAACGACATCCCCACCCTGGCCCTGTGCGTGCGCTGCGATCTGGATCCGCGGCAGGTCTGGGGCCTGCTCAAGGCGCCGCGCGCGGCCGGGCAGGTGAGGTTCAGCGCGGGCCGCTGGGCGTTGAATCGAGACTGGCGCGGCCGCGACATCGAGCGCGCGGCGGCGCTGCTGCGCGATGCAGGGTGGCGCGTGATGCCGCCCGCTGATGGAGGGTCGAACTGATGTGCCTGATGACACAAGCCTACCTGCTGCAGGAGTACGGCCCGCGCCTGAACGCCGAGCAGCTTGCCAAGGTGCTGGGCATCAGCGTGGTGGCGCTGCACACGCAGCGCAGCAAGGGCGTGCTGGGCGTGCGCACCTACAACGCGGGTGGGCGGATCTGGGCCGACTACCGGGATGTGGCCGAGCATTTCGACAAGCTGCGGGAGGCGGCGGCGTGAGCAACATGAGCCTTGCAGACCAAGCTGTACAGGTGCTGGCGCTGGTGCGCGCGATGGACGCCAGCGTTGAGAACACCGACCCGCACCGGCACATCATGCGTGCCCTGAAGCGCATGGCCGAAAAACGGCTCGCGGATGCGTTTGACGAGGCGCAGGGGCTTGCCCACCTGGCGCAAGGCGTGCCGAGCTTGGTGGATGGCGTGCGGCTGCGAACCATGAAGGAGCTGGTGGACGCGCAGCCTGCGGCCGAAGTGGAATGCGCCAAACCCCGGGGTGAGCCGGCGTAGCTCTACCCAAGGGCCACACCCGTAAGGAGCAACGATGACGACTAACGATTAGGTTAAGCCGACGCCGAAGGCGGTCGGCTTGAACCGCCAGTTCGGCTGTAGCCGGAGCGCGTGAATTCAACAACGGGCCGAGTGCCCACGAAAGGATGAGCATGGAACTGACGACGCACACCGCCAAGGGCGTGGATAAGACCGCCCGCTATGGCTGGGTGACAAAGGACGAGCCCGGCGAACTGAAGATGCTGCACAAGGACGTGCTGCAAATTCACCCAGCCTACCAGCGCGACGTGCTGCCTGAGAAAGTGAAGGCGATCACTGCCGCGTGGTCGTGGCTGAGCCTGGGCGCGCTGGTGGTGGGCGAGCGCGGCGGAGAGTTTTGGGTGATTGACGGCCAGCATCGCACGTTGGCCGCGAAGCGGCGCAGCGACATTACGCACCTGCCCTGCGTCGTGTTCAAGACGGCCGACGTGAAGACCGAAGCACGCGGGTTCTTGGACCTGAACACCGGCCGCAAGCCCGTGACGGCGGTAGCGAAGCAGAAGGCAATGGTGGCCGCTGGTGACGAGGTGGCTGCCTACGTGCAGCAGCAGTGCGAAGCGCTGGGCCTGGAGATCAAGCCAAGCGCACACACGGCAGGGCAGTTGAAGTGCGTGGCCTGGTGCACACGCCGAGCCGCTGAAGACAAGGACGTTTTCCGGCTAGTGCTGGCGATGGGTGCCGAGCTGAGCACGCAAGACCAGATGCCGGTGGCCGAGCGTTTGCTCGAAGGCTTGTGGCTTCTGAACGCGAAGTGCGGCGAAGGGTTGGCCGACAAGCGGCTGACCAAGCGCCTGCGCGAGAAAGGCGCCCGCGTGCTGCTGGATGCCGCGAACCGCGCCGCCGCGTACTACGCCAGCGGCGGCGGCAAGGTGTGGGCGCAGGGCATGTTGGCCGAGCTGAACAAGGGCATACAGCGCAAATTCACGATGGACGGCGTGGAAGCGTGACAAGCCGCCACAAGAAGCCTAACGGCTCAGCTTAAGCCGCGCCTAAGGCGTCGGCTTGAAGCGTGAGTTAGGCCCGTTGTTGAACGAAGAGGCTGACATGCAGCGACTGCCACCAATGTTTTGCAAGCCGCACCGCGTGCCTGAGTGCCCGCAGTGCATGGGGAACACGATGCCAAAAAAGTGCGAACACGGGCTGACGATGCGGGAGTGCATGGTGTGTGCGTCTCCGAAGCGGGGTGCGCTGCAAACTGCTGAAGAAGGTACGCCTCACCAGCGTTTCATGCCGCATTGCTCACACTGCGGCTTCCCGCTGCCAGCAAATCGCAGCGGACTGCGGCATTACGGCACGCACACCGCGCACCAGGAAAACGAGTGCCTGCGTTTGCTGCAAGCGGAGATTGCCTCGCTGAAAGACGCGGCGCACTCGGCCCGGGCCGACGAAGCGCACCGTTGGGCCAGCCGTGTGGATGGCCTGACGGCGCAACTGCGCGAGGTGGACGCGCGCTACATGGCTCTTCTAAAGGCGCTGGCCGATGGCGTAGCGATGCAGCCCAGGACGATCGTTCTGGACTCAGCGCCTCGCGCGCAGGAGGTTTCTTTGTTGCAAGCTATTTCCCCTTCTTCGCCACATTCTCCGGCTTGAGATACATGAGCACAGTGATTGAGCGCAGGCCCGCGGAGAACGCTGAACAGCAGGTCCCGAGTGATGGCCTGTTTCAGGTCTGGATTGACCTGAATGAAGGCCAGCCGCCCAGCGACTGGTGGTGGAACAGCGAACCCCAGCCGCTGCGCGACGCCCTGCAAGAGGCAGCCGAGACGCGCGCCGCCGGCTGGGTGGTGTCGGTGTACCCTGAAGGCCAAAACCCGAGGCCGGACGGCCGGTGGGACAACCCATGACGCTGGGCTGCGACGCCAGCATGGCCGAGTGCTTGACAGCCGTTGGAAGATGAGCATTGCGATAAGCAGAGCCCTCCGCGATGACGACTGACGTTCGAGCTAACCGGCCTTGGCCGCAACAGGAGGAACGATGACAGACGATGCTGCGGGCCAAGGTCCGGTGTTGAGCGGGGGGTTAGGCCCCGTTGCGCGGACTGCGCGCGGCTTTGAACTGCTGGAGTTCAAGGACCGCTACGGCACGCCGTGCAGCTTGCAGGCTTCGAGCCTGGCTGAGTACGAAAAGCCCGGCACCTCGGCGGTGTGGCTGGGGCCGGATGACGCAGCGCCCAAGGTGCTGGCCTGCGAAGCGCGCAGCCTTGGCGTGTACACGGCAGAGCGCACTGGCTGGGTGCCGTACCCGATCCCGCCCGGCGTGAGCCTGACCACCCGTATGCACCTGGATCGTAAGCAGGTAGCGGCCCTGATCCTGCATTTGCAAAGCTGGCTGGACAACGACAGTTTCGAGGGGCCTAACGTGGGCGTTCGAGCCGCCGGAACGGTCGGCTCGAACGACGGGTTAGGCCCGTTGTTGAACGAAGGGGCTGACATGCAGCGACTGCCACCAATGTTTTGCAAGCCGCACCGCGTGCCTGAGTGCCCGCAGTGCAAGAAAGGGACGACGATGGCCGATGGAGAGGTGAAGGGCGACGTGCGCGAACTGCGCCAAATGCTGGCCGACTGCGAGCAGTACCTGAAGGAGGGTGAGACGCCGGCCCAGCGCATTGAGCGCGAGCGGCGAGACACCGAGGCAGTGTTGAATCTGCTGATTCGGGAGAAGCAGCGCACGCAGTCCATGCGCGAGGTGATGCTGCGGATGATGGCTGGCATTGACCACCTGGCAGAGATCGCGCGCCAGTGGGAACCAGACCACAGCAGCGGCGCCGACCGGCGGGGATGGTTACTGGCCAAGGACGCACGCGACGACGCGGCCCGGCTGCTGAGGGCCTAACCGCAGGGTGAGCCGGCGTAGCCCAGCTCGACCCAGGCGTCACCCCTGCAGCCCTACGCCCCCTTCCGCGCCACATCCTCCGGCCTGAGATTCGTGTACCGACTCAGATGCGCCAGCGACCGATGCCCGGTCACCAGCGCCACCTCGGGCACCGAATACCCCGCCTCGAACAACCGCGACGTCCCCTCGTGCCGCAGGTCGTGCAGGTGCAGGTCGGGGATGCTCAGCGCCTGGCAGGTCTGCCGGAAGTACTTGCTGAGCGTCTGCTCATGCACCGGGAACACGCGGCCGTCTGCGCTCTCGGGCTGGCGCGCGGCGATGTCCCAGCCCTCGCCGACGACGGGCACCACCTGCACCAGCTTGCCCTTGCGCGGGTGCTTGCGCGCCACGGTGGCGCAGCGCGTGGTGGCGTCCAGGTCTGAGCGGCGCAGGGCGCACACCTCGCCGCGCCGCATGGCGGTGCAGGCCGCGAAGGCCACCGCGTCGGCGTAGACCTGGCCGTACTCAGCCGCCAGGTGCGCCAGGATGCGCTGCAGCTCGTCGTCCGTGGGCCTGCGCTCGCGCCGGCCGCCGTCGCCGATCAGGCGCAGGTGCGTCAGCAGCGGCCGGGCCGAGCCGACGATGTCGGGCAGGCTGATGCGCAGGGAGGCGGCGGCGTAGCGGCAGACGGTGCCGAGCTTGCTCACATCCATGTTGATGGTGTACGGCCCGGCGCCCTCGTCGCGCCGCGCCGCGGCGAAGCCGACCAGGTCGTCAGGCGTCAGGCGCGCGGCCACGAAGGGGCCGAGCAGGCGCTCGAGCGTGCGCAGTTGGTAGTGCTCGGTGCTGTCGTCGGCGATCGGCCGCGCCTGGTTGCGCAGCTTGCGATAGGCGCGCAGCAGCTCGGCCACCGTCACGCCGTCGCCCTGCACCACGGCCGGCCCGGCGCCATCGAGCAGGGCCTCGGTGCGGCGCACCCAGGCTTTCGCCTCGGCCTGCGTGCCGAAGGTTCTACACTGCGCCGCGTGGCCCTTGCGCCGCACCAGAGCACGCCAGCGCCCGTCGCGGTTGATGATGCTGCCCATGTATCACCTCTGTATCGCGCCTGTATCAGTGAGGCGATGATACGGGGACAGATGGGGGCAGAATCAGACAGGGCGCATGCTCTGGGAGCGGGGTAAGATGGCGACCGGCCCGCCGTAGTTCAATGCGTCGCCCACCCTCACAAACCGCCAAGTCTGTATCACTCGGCGTATCACTGCCAGTCCAGGTCAGAGCTGTTCCGGCTCCCTGAACACCCGCACATCCACCAGGCTGGAATCCCCATCCAACCAGGCCACGGCGACCTGGCCGGCGCCGGGGACGGGGCGCCAGCAGCCGGGCACGCGGGCCTTGCCGTCAGTCCAGATGGCCAGACGGGCGCCGGCCAGGCAGGGGCCGGGCTCGTCGTGGAGCTCAAGGCGCACGGGGCCTTCGGTGGCCACGGCGATGACGGCGGCGTGCGCGTCTTCGCCCATGCTCAGCAGCAGCGCCACGGTGCAGGCCAGGGGAATCAGGACGGGCAGGCGTTCGCGCATGGTCGGGCTCCTTCTGGTGCGGGTGGCGGTGGCTGGCCTGCCTGGTCAGTCCGGCGGGCCGTGGCCGGGCCGCGCTGGGGGCGGGGCTCTCAGCGCGTCGTGGGCGCGCTCGCAGGCGGTGCCGGCGGTGCCGCGGGCGTCGGCGAGGGCAGCAAGCTGTCGACCAGCTTCGTCCAGGCGGCCGAGCACGTCGGCGAGCACCAGGCCGGGGTGGGCGGCTGGCGGGCCTGCGGGGGCAGCGGGGGCACTGCCGGCGAGGCCGGGCTGGGGGCCGGGGGCGGCGCAGAGGCTGGCGTAGTGGTCGGCACGTGCACGCAGGCTGTTGCCAGCAGCGCGAGCGAGGTCAGCATCGCGGCGCGCGCGGTCGATCTGCACGCTGGCGTCGGCGGCGGCTTGGGCATGGGATTGGCTCCAACGTTGCTCGGTGGCGCGGGCGCGCTCGCTGGCGGCCAGCGCCTCGGCCGTCAGGCGGGCGCGCTCGGCCTGGTGGGCGGCGCGCTCGGTGGCGAGGGTGGTGCGCAGCTCGGCGGCGGTGCGTTGGTGCGCCAGGCTGTCGCGCCAGAGGTAGGCGGCCAGGGCCAGGGCGCCGATGGCGGCGGCGCTGGCGGCGGCGGTGAGGGCGCGGTCGAGGATCATCAGGCGATGCCCGGGCTGTAGGTGACGCCGCCCTGGGCGAAGTGCGCCGTGAGCACTTGGCCGCGCGGCTGGCCGGGCGTGAACGAGATGTGGACCCAGGTGCCCTCGAAGATGAGCTGGTCGTACCGCAGCACCGCCTGGTTGTCGGCCAGGAAGCGGGCGATGCTGCGAGGGCTGCCGAACGTGGGGCTGACGAAGTCCGCCGCCAGGCCCAGCACGTGCTGCGACGTGTCGGAGCCGCCCACGGCGCGGTTGACCTCCGGGGATCGGTAGCCCGAGGTGATCTGCACCGGCGTCTCGAGCAGGTCGCGCACGCGCTGCATGCCGGGCGCCAGGATGTTGGTGAGGTTGGCCAGCACGGCGGCCGGCGGCGTGTTGTCCAGGCCGCGGCGCACGGCGGTCTCGCTGCGCAGGAACTCCGACAGCCGGAAGGATGGCGTGACGTTGCGGTCGACCAGGGACATGTTGAGTCGCTCCTGGGTGGTGCTCAGATTTCCGAATTGCGCGCGCCGGTGGCCTGCGGGGCGGCGTTTTCGGAAATCTCGGCGGGTGCGCCTGCCTGCACGCCGGGCTGGTTGAGCAGCCGGGCGCCCAGGAACAGCAGGCCCAGGGCCAGCGGCAGGCGCTCGGGCGGGACGCCGATGGCCGCCAGCAGGGCGGTCTGTTGATCGGGCGGCAGCAGGCCGATGGTGCAGGCGACGGCGGCGGCTTGCACGCTGAGCATGCGCCAGGCGCGGCGCCAGTCGACGATCAGGACGGGCCGGGCGCGAGGCTTGCGGGTGCGGGGCGTGGTGGTCATGGAGTGGGTTCCTGGCTCAGTGCAGCAGGCCGGCGCTCTTGGCGACGTACATGACCGCGGCGGCAGCGGCGGCCCAGACGGCGCGGTCCACCCAGGCAGCGGTGCGGTTGACGGCCGGGGCCTGTTGCTCCAGGGCGGCGAGGCGCTGGTCTGCGCGGTCGGGCATCTGATGCTCGAGCGTGGTGACGCGCTGCTCCACGCGCTCCAGGGCCCTGAACCCGCGCTCCTGCGCGGCGGCGGCCTGTTGCTGGCGCTCCTCCACCACGGCCAGGCGGGTGACGGCGGTCGTCAGGTCACGCAGCGCGGCCTTGATGTCGCCGACGTCGCCATGCAGGGCGTCGAGCCGGTGAGCCAAGAGGTCAGCCGGCGTGGGCTGCGGCGGGCTGGGGGCGACGTTGCTCATGGTGCGGGCGGCGCGGGCAGTGGGTGGCTCAGGTGCCGGCCGCAGCCGGGCGCGGGGCGCCAGGCACGGGGTGGGCAGCGGTGTCGGGCGGCAGGTAGGCGGCGGCGACGGCGCGGGCGTCCTGCTCGAGCGGGTTGGCCTGGTAGCCGCGGGTCAGCGTCCACCAGGCGTACAGGGCGTAGAAGCGCACCACGCCGAGCGTGCGCGCCTGGTGCCAGTGGCGCAGCTCGTGGATCAGCAGGCGATCAGCCGCGGTGCCGGGCACGGGGTTGGGCATGCCGGCCCGCTGCCAGGTCAGCAGCTCGGGGGCGAGCCAGATGCCGATGGGGGGCAGGCAGAGGCCGGCGTAGGCGGTGTCGCGGAAGAACCAGCGCAGAAGGCCGCGGGCGGGGTGGATTTTGGGTTGCGGGTTCACGAGCGCACCTCCCCGCGGCTGAACGCAAACCGGCCCAGCACTGCGCGCTTCAGGCCGCGCGTGTCGGCGTGCGCGGCATGGGCCAGCCAGCTCTGCACCGATGCTGCAATGCGCCCCAGCGGCGCCAGGCCCTGCGCGTACCAGCCCTGCAGCCGGCGCAGGGTGCGGGTGATGCGCGTGATGCTGCTGCGGCGCAGGCGGCGGTGCGTGGGCCAGATGCGGTAGCCCAGGAAGTCCACCGCCCGGCCGCGCCAGGTGCCTACGGGGAAGACCTGCGTCTTGTCGTTGAGCCGCAGTCGCAGCCACTGCTGCAGCCACCCGTCCAGATGCGTGCGCAGGCGCTGCAGGTGCGCCTTGTCGGGGTGGAAGATGCAGAAGTCGTCCATGTAGCGCACGTAGTGGCGCTCCTGCAGGCCGTGCTTGACGTGCAGGTCCAGCTCGTGCAGGTAGACGTTGGCGGCGAGCTGGCTGACCAGGTTGCCGATGGGCAGGCCCACGCCGGGCGCGGGGTTGATGGTGTCGGCGCTGTCGATGATGTGGTCCAGCAGGGCCAGCGTCTGCGGGCAGGCGATGCGCTTGCGGAACAGGGCCTTGAGGATGGCGTGGTCGATGCTGGCGAAGTAGGCGGACACGTCGGCCTTGAGGCAGTACAGGCGGCCGTGCTCGCGCTTGACGCGGCGCATCATGCGCTGCGCGGCATCGGCCCCGCGGTGCGTGCCGCGGCCGGGGCGGCAGGCGTAGTTGTGGGCGATGAAGCGTTGCTCGAACAGGGGCTCGATCACGGCCACCAGGGCGTGCTGCACCACGCGGTCGGCAAAGGGCAGCGCGGCCACGTTGCGGGCCTTGGGCTCGTAGATCTGGAACTGGCGGTACGCGGTGCTGCAGTAGGTGCCGGCCAGCAGGTGGTTGTGCAGGTTGATGAGGTTGCCCTCGAGGTCGCGCTCGAAGTGCTGCACCTCGGTGCGGCCGCGCTTGCCGCGCCGGGCTTTCAGGTAGGCGGCGTGCAGCGCCTCGAAGCTGGCGATGCGGTGGAACAGGTGCCGGTACGTCTTGGCCACGTCAGCACCTGCAGCGTGTAGGCGCCAGGGCTGAACGGCCGCGCTTGCGCGCTACTGGAGCAGCCTGGCTGTGGAGTGTTTCGGCTTCGGGGTGTTGGTGGCCCCTGGCCGGGGAAAGCTCAGCCTTTTGTGTGGTGTGCTGTCCGGCGGCGCAGTACGCCACCGGCTTCTGACGGCCCACAAGAGCGGGGCGGGCGCCGATGTTCGTGTTCACGTTGCTGCGGGCGTTGTTCAAGTTCAGCGCGAAGACGCCCGAGAGCGCCGCGTTGTTCCAGTTCCCGCCGCGGATCGGCACGCGTTTCACTGAGCTTCCCCCATCGGCTGCGGCGTCAACGTCTTGAGCCAACCGCCCACCATGCGGCCGATCTCGTCGTTGTGCCGAGCCCATGTCTCGTACTTCTGGGCGTTGATGTAGCCCAGGCTGTGCGCCAGGCGCACCTGCGATCTGAGCAGGTCGATCTGGGCGTCGAGGTCTTGCAGCGCGGTGCGCTTGTGGTAGCGCTTGTGGGCCAGCACGATCAGGTGCAGCAGGGTCCACAAGCGCAGGCGGATTTCTGCGCTGAGTACGTGGCGTTCGTGCTGCGGAAATTGACGCAGGGCGACGTATGCGTACTCGATCATGGCCTCGGTTTTCTGGCGGATGACCAGGTCCGTCACCTTCGGCGGTGCCGGCGGGAACATCTGCGTGCGGGTCATGGTGCAGTCAGAGGGTGGAGGCACCGGCTACCGCCGGTGCTGCAGAACACAGGTGGTCAGGACTCAGGACACAAAAGCGGGGCGGGCGCCGAGGGACGTGTCCACGTCGCTGCGGGCGTTGCCCGAGTACAGCGCGAAGACGCCCGAGAGCGCCGCGCTGCGCCAGGCCCCGCCGCGGACCGGCACGCGTTCGGATGTGACGTCCACCCAGAACCCGTCGCCGCCCAGCCCGCCTGCGGCCACCGGATAAAGGCCCAGGGCGCGCAGGCGCTCCAGCGCGGCGGTGGCAATGGGGGTCGTGCCTGGGTTCGTCATGCCCTCGAAGCTGCTGCCGCTGGTGCGCACCGCCGTGTAGGCTGCCGTGCCGCTGGTGGCGTACTTCACCGTGTTGGCCGAGCCGGGGGCGACCAGGTTGCCGTTGCTGCCGTCGATGGCCTGCCACAGCGCAGAGCCTGCGCTCAGGTCTGCCGTGGTGCTGGCGGCGTTGTTGTCCTGGATGACCTGGATTTCGCCCGCGTTGATGCGCATGCCGGCGGTAAACTCCCACACGTTGCCGTTCAGGTCTGCAATGCCGAACGGCGTGCTGTCGTGTCGCCAGCTCGTGGGCCCGCTGCCGGTGCGCGTGCGGCTGGTGGCCGTGCCGCTGGCGGCGGCGATGCGGCCGGTGGCGGCGTCCACCGCGCGCTCGGTGCTGACGTCGCTGCTGCGGCCGTAGTCGCTGTTGCCGCGGGGCTGGGTGCCGTTTTTCCACGCCCACAGCGCCAGTGCGGCGTAGGTGGCGTTGGTGGTGAGGTGCCAGCCGCTGCCGTTGGCGCGAGCCAGGGCACTGGCGTTGTCGAAGTTGATGTTGTTGAGCGGGTCCACGCCGGGGACGCTGACCATCTCGCCGTTGCTGGAGAAGCCCAGGTACTGGCCGATGAGGATCTCGCTCTTGGTGACGCCGCCGACGATGAAGGCCGGGTGCGTGCCGGTGCCCAGGCTGGCGTCGATGGACTGCAGGGTGAAGCTGGGCAGAACGAACATGAAGCAAGGCTGGCCCTTGGCGGTGTACAGCACGGTGTTGCGGCCCTGGCTGGCCGCTTCCACGCTGCGCCGCAGGGTGTCGGGGACGTTGATGGTGAGGCTCATGGCGGTTTACTCCTGCGCGGGGGTGGCGTCTGCGGCCGGGGCCGGGGCGGGCGCGGGCTGCGGAGGGTTGTGGCGGGCGTCGCGCTCTTGCGCGGCGGCGATGTAGGCGCTGTACAGGATGGCGTACACGGCGCCGTAGGTGGTGCTGTTGCCGGTGGGCTGGCCGGTGGACGGGTCCAGCAGGGGGATCTGGCGCGCGGGGTCGAAGTCCAGCGTGATGCCGGCCGCGGGCTTGCGCATCTCGTCGCCGTCGTCGAGGACGACGACGCGCTCCTCCTCGAACCGCACCGTGGGCGTGGTGCCGCGGCGGTTGTCGATGGCGATCTGGTTGCACCGGGTCCAGACCTGGCCGGTGACGGTGGATTCGATGTAGGTGCTCATGAGGGGTGGCCTTGCGGTGGTGGGTGGCGGGCGTTCGGTGTGCAGGGGTGGCTGGATGAGGCGGCGCGGGGCTTACCAGGTGGCGATGGCGGCGCGCTTCCACGAGTTGGTGGCGACGCAGACGTAGACGTAGTTCGCATCCCAGGCGATCTCGCCCTGGTTGCCGGCGGCGCCGGTGCTGGCGGGGGTTTGCGCGGTGCGCACGCGCAGCTTGTTGTCGGCCACGTCCAGCACGCCGGTGGGCGTGTTGTTGTTGTCACCCAGGCCGAGCCGGCGGTCGGCCGTGAGGCGCATGCCTTGCACACCGCCCACGGACCAGGCCAGCGCGTCAGCGCCGGGGCTCCACATGCCGGTGTCTTGGTCGTCCGCGATGTGGATGGACGGGTCGCCCACGGTGCCGCGGCGCACGATGATGTCGCCGCCGCTGATGGCGCGCGCCACCACGCCCACCAGGTCGGCCAGGTGGTTGATGTGGCGGATGAGCACCTCCTCGTGCGCGGTGCCGGCCACATCGGCCGCGACGGCACGGCGCGCGGCAATGCCCGCCAGGTCCAGCGCGTGCTGGATGTGCTGCACGAGCTGCGCGTTGAGCACGGCGTCGGTGCTGGGTGCGGCGAGGCTGATGTTCCACGTGGCCACGCCGGTGCCGCTGCCGGCCGTGCTCTGCACGTCCACGGTGAGTGAGGTGCCGCTGTATGCGGTGATGTAGCCCACCATGTAGTTGGCCGCGCTGGCGCTGTTGCTGATGAGCACCCACTGGCCGACGATCCAGCTCTTGCCGGATTGCGTGGTGAAGGTCTTGCTGCCCGTGCTGATGTTGTGGCTGGTGGTGCTGGTGCCTTGGCTGCCTGGGGCGTTGACAGCCGTCAGGGCCGACGCGGCGGCGGCGCTGGCGCTGGCGGCGGCGGCGATGCGGTGGCTGTCGGCGGCTGAGGCGTCCTGGTCAGACTCCACCGCGTTGTTGTAGGCGACGGTGGCGGCAGCATTGAGCTGCGTGCCGAAGGTGCCCAGCGCAGTCAGGAACGCATCAGCCCGGGCCGGAAAGTTGGCCGGGTCGGCGCGGCTGGGCGCGGTGGGCAGCGGGGTGATGGGGGTCGGGGCGGTGGGCATGGTGGCGGGGCTCGCTGGCGGTGGGCGGTCAGGCGGGGCGGCGCGGGGGCATCAGGTCAGGCCCTCGATCTCGAGGCTGCAGAAGCTCTCGGTGGGGTAGGCCACTTCGATGGCGAAGTCGCGGAAAAAACCGTAGACCGTGAGCGGCGCCAGGTCGGGTACGTCGCTGGTGACCCAGATGGCGGGCTGGGCGCGCAGGTCGGCCAGGACGCGCTGGACGCGGTTGATCTGGGTGTTGGGCAGCATGAGCCGCGCGGTCAGGCGCTTGCTGAAATCGCGGCGGACAAACGTGGTCACGCCGAATTCATCGGTCTCCTTCTTGGAGTAATCGATGATGCCCAGGCCGGCGCCGTATTCGGCGTCGCCCAGGTCGTACTGGGTGCCCCACGTGAGGGTGCCGATCTGGATGGTGCCGGTGCCGGTGAGGGATACCGTGAGCTCGGCCGTGAGGTAGGGCGGCAGGTCGGTCAATACCACCTCGCCGATTTGGACGTAGGGCTCGAAGAAGTATTGATACCAGTCGTAGATGAAGGTGCCGTCCAGGCTGATGGTCTTGGAATAGACGACGTTGCCGCCGGTGTCGTCCTTCACGGTGACGACGACCTGCGATCCCACCAGGCCGAGCAGGCCCAGGCTGTTGCACAAGCCGGTGTCGAGGACGACGGTGAGCGGGCTGGTGCTGGTGGTGGCGGTGCTCGTCTGGTCGTCAAACATCGCGTGCGTGTTGTCCGGGCCGATGAGCACCCACTGCGTGGGGCTGATGTCGGGCTGGTTGCCGGTGTTGCTGTTGACGAGGCTCTGGTAGATGTGGGTGCCGTAGTCGACGAAGGCGTCCTTGGCGTAGGTGGTGGCCGGGTTGTAGGCGGCGTGCACCTCGGTGGCGGTGCTCGACACAAAGTGCGTCGGGGCGTCGAAGGTGACCGGCTTGATGACTTTCATGGGCGGGCCTGCGGGTGGGCGTGGCGTGGGCCGGTGGCGGTCATGGGGCCGGGGTGACGTCGGTCACCTGCATGGATTCGCCGTCGCGGGTGACGCGCTCCCACAGGCGGCGGGTCTTGCCGGTGTTCTCGGCGGTGGCGCGGGTCTCGGCACGCAGGCCGGCGACCTCGGCGCGCAGGGCGCGGATTTCGGCGGCGAGCAGCTCCTCACGCCGCTGGCTGTTGCCGAGCATGGAGGTGGTGTCGGCGGCGCTCCAGTAGCGCGCGGGGCCGGTGACCTCGAGCTCGGGGCCGCGCTCGCCGACGAGGCGCAGGCCGCCGGAGTGCAGGCCGCCGGTGGCGAAGGCGGGGACGCCGCCGAGGTTGCGGATTTGTTGGCGCAAAGCTTCGAGTTCTTGGGCCGCAGTTTGCAACGGCGTGCGGCCGGCCAGGGCGTTTTGCACCGTGGTGATGTAGGACTGCGGCGCGGTGCCCGGGGTCACGCTGGCGCGATACCCCAGTTGCCCAGCTTGTACCTGTGCGGACGTAGGCAGCTCCAAGCGGGTGCCAAATGCAAACGACGTAAGCTGGTTCAGTTGGTTCAGGCGCTTGACCAGTCCTTCCAGATACTCAGGCGTTCCAGGTGTCAGACCTTCGAGCCCGTTGTTCAAGACCTCGCTGGTCCAGCCTGCGCCGTAGATGTCGACATAGCGCTGCATCGCTTCGGCACGCGAGGTTTCGTACTGAGATGACAACCGACCCAGCGCGCTCGCCGCGCCCGTGCCCTGGGTCTGCAGCAGTTCAATTTGGCGCTGCACGCGCTGCTGCTCGTTAGCTGCCGTCAGCGCATTGGTGAGCGAACCAATGGACGTGTTGAGCGTGGTCAGCTTCCCGCTGTTGACGATGGTTTCGGTGACTAGCGACCGCATCTGGGCGACGGTTTTCTCCGTCTCCGCGGCGGTGTCGAAGGTGTTGCGGCTCACGTCGTCAGTGAGTGCGCCCAGAAGCTCGAGCTCGCTGATTTGGCCGTCGGCGTTGGTGTCCACTTGGGCGATCAGCGCACGGATCTGCTCTGCGCTGGCCAAGTTGCCCAGGCCGGCCTGCAGCTCGCCGAAGGTCAGCAGGCCATCGGCGGTAAGGTCCAAGCGGGCAAAGCCGGCGGCCGTAGCGTCGACCAGGGCGCGGGTCAGCGTGGTGCTGTCGCTGGTGTTGCTGCTGATCTGCTGAAGCAGCGCGGCCTGTTGGTCCTGCCAGCTCTGGACGGCGGGCAGCGCCTCGAGCTCGGCGGCGACCTGGGCGGTGATGGCGCGCACCTCTGCGGCGCTGCGCGCGCGGGCCGTGACGGCAGCGATGAGGGTCTGTGCCTCGCTGGTGATGCGGCCTGACGCCTCAGCGTTGCCGGCGCGCGCCAGGCTGAGCGTGGCGGCGTAGGCCGATCGGGCAGCCGCGGGGCTGGGCGTTGCAGTGGAGCCGCCGGCGCGCAGTTGCGTGACGAATTGCGCGATGCCCTGCCCCGCCCCAGCCAGCGCGGCCACGTTCTGCGCAGCCGTGCCGGCCGCAGCGGCCGCGTCTTCTGCAGCCAGGACGAAGCGCGCAAAGGCGCGGTTGAGCGGGTCCAGGGCTTGAAGCTCGCGCTCGCGCAGGGCGGCGGTGTTGCCCTGCGCCTGCAGCAGGCGCTGCTCGAGGGCGGTGCGCTCGCTGATGACGCGCTGGGCGATGCCCAGGCGCTCGGACTCGGCTTGCTGCAGCTCGCCTTGCAGGGTGCTGATGCGCTGCGCGATTTCGGCGTTGAGCTTGGCGACGGCGGCCTGCTCGTCCTCGAGCGCGGTGATGCGGTCGTACAGGGCGCGGTTGGTCTCGTGCAGGCTCTCGCGCTCGCGGCGGCGGATCTCGGCGGTGTCGCCTTGCAGTTGCAGCAGGCGCTGCTCGAGCTGGCTGCGCTCGGACATCACGGCCTGGTAGAGCTGCTGCAGGCTGTCGGCGGTGGCGTCACTTCCGGCCACCAGGCGCGCCATCTCGTCGGCCACCAGGCCGAGCTCTTGCGCGAGCTTCTGCTGGATCTGCTCCTCGGTCAGGCCCATGAAGGACAGCTTGATGTCCTTGCTGAAGCCCGCCAGCGCATCGGTGGCCAAGCCCAGCTCCCGCGCCATGGTGCCGATGTTGGCGCGCGCGCTGACGAAGGTGTCGTTCAGCAGGGCCTGCAGGCCGGGCGTGACCGCGGACAGGACCGTCTTGTCCGAGCGCAGAAAGCCGCCTTTGTAAAACTGGTACTGGCTGCCCTCGAAGCCGCGCGCGCCGAAGGTGCCTTCGAGGCCTTGGTCTTTCAGTTTGCGGCTGAACCCGGCAGCCAGGATGCCGCCCAGCGCAAGGAAGGGCAGCGCGGCGCCCAGGCCGATGCCCAGGCCGGCGCCGATGCTGCCGCCGGACATGGCCGCGCCTGCGGCCTGGAAGGCGGGGATGGCCTGGCCAGCCATCGTCATGCTGGCGCCGGAGCCGATGAAGCCGAGCGAGCTGCCAATGCTGCTGAGCCCGCTGAAGATGCTGCCGATGCCGCCCAGGCCGCCACCGCCACCGCTGGCCGCTGCAGGATTGGCCGCGCCGGCCAGGCCCAGGGCGCCGGTGATGCCGCGCGCGATGGGGTCGACGGCGGCGCGGATGATGGGTTGGAGGATGAGGGTGCGGAAGTAGTTCTTGAGCGCCGCGCCGGCTTTCATGCCGCCGTTCATGAGGGCGTCGGCGAGGGATTGGCTGATCTGGTCGACCGTGCGTTGCCAGGCGTTGGCGGCCTCCTGTGCCGCGCGCAGGTTGGCATCGCGCACCCGCTGCTCGCCCATCAGGCGCAGCAGCTCGAGGCGGGCGTCGATTTCGGCCTGCACCTCGCGCCAGCCCTCGCTGCCCTGGCGGTACATGCTTTGCTGCTCGCGCAGGCGCGCGATGGAGATCATTTCGATGGCCTCAGCCAGGCTGATGGACTGCTCGGCGGCCAGTTCGGTGGCTTGGGCTTCGGCGCGCATCTGCGCGATGCGCTCACCCAGAGTCTGCAGCGCGCGGGTGCGGGCCTCGGTGTTGTCGTCGAGGTAGCGCTGCACGGCCTGGGCGTCGGCGATATGCGTGCGGGTGACGTCGTCCTGCACGTCGAGCAGGTACTCGGCGTAGGAGGCCTCGCGCTGGCGGCGCTGCTCGTCGTCTTGCTTGAGCCAGTCGGCCTCGTACTGGTTGAGTTGGATCAGGGCGCGGGCGGTGTCGTCGGCCAGGGTGAGCAGGTACTCGGCATAGCTGGCGGACTGTCGGCGGAAGGCTTCCTCGGCGGCGTTGACTGCGTCGTCGTAGCGCTGGGCGGCTGCCAGGCTTTCGCGGGCGTCTGCATCCAGGCGCTCTTGCGCGGCACGCGCGGCAGCCGCGTCGGCCTCGGCCTGCGCCTGGTCGGTGCGCTGGATGGCGGCTAGCTGCTGGTCGGCGCGGATGCGCAGCTCGGCCATGCGGGCTTCTTCCATCTTGCGCGCGTAGTCGGCCACCATCTTCTCGTGCTCGATGAGCGTGCGGGCGACCTCGTCGCCCTCCTGCATCAGCCATTCGGCGTAGGACTCCTCGCGCTTGCGCTCGTCGGCCATGCGTTGGCGCGCGGCGGCGTCGGCCTCCTGCTCGGCTTGATCGACGCGGCGCTGCCGCGCCAGGTCTTGCGCGGCGCGGATGTCGAGCTCGGTCTGGCGGGCGCGCTGTGCGTCGTTGAGGCGTGCAAGGTCTGGGACGGAGGGCGCGGGGCGGTTTGCGCCAGCGCGTGGGTCACCGCCGCGGCCAGCGCCGGCGCCAAAGGCGCCTTGCATGTTGGCCAGGCGGCCGTAGTAGGACTGGTAACGCTCGAGTTCCTCGCGGTGCTTTCGCAGGCCTTGCAGCTCGTAGGCCGAGCGCCTGATGCGCGTGTCGGCGAGCTTGGCGTCAAGCTCGGCAATGCGGCGGGTGTACTCTTGGTAGCCGGCGGCGGGGTCGCTGAAGTTGAACAGGCCCTGCCCTGTCATGGCAGATTGAAAGAACTCGCTCAGGCTCCCAAACGCCTCACGCGCAGCGTTCAGACGCTGCAGCAGGTCGTTGAAGCTAGGCAACAGCGCGTTGATGACAGCTCGGCCGGCGTCCTCGGCATTTGCCTTGAACTGCGCCAGGGTGCGATTGAACTTCTCAGCCTCAGCCGCCTGCCTGGCCGTCACCGTGGCGTTGAGCTGCCCGGCCTCGGCCAGGTCTTTCAGGATGGGCGCGGCCTCGCGGATGCTCTTGCCGAACAGCTCTTGCACGAGGCGCGCCTTGTTGGCGTCGTCGGCGTAGTTGGCCAGGGCCTGGGCGGTCTGCTGCAGGGCCTGCACCGGGTCAGCACGGCGCAGGGCGGCGGTGTCGAGGCCGATGGCGCGCAGGGCCTGGCTGATGCCGTTGTCGGCGCCGGCCGTCTGGTTCAGCACGGCATTGAACTTGACCAGGATGCCGCCCACGCTGTCCAGCGTGGTGCCGGTGCGCCTGGCGAAGCCGTCCAGCGCGCTGATTTGCTCGACCGTGGCGCCGGTGGCGTCGGCCAGGTCGTTCATGGCGTCGATGGCGTTGACCGCGCCGCGCGCCCAGGCGGTGATGGCACCCACGCTCAGGCTTGCGGCGAGGGCGGGCGCCAGGCTCTTGAAGGCGTCGGCCACGCTGAGCGTGCGGGTGCCCAGGTTGCCCAGGGCGTCGCTGACGTTGCGCAGGCCGGACTGGACGGCGCCTGCGCCGTCGAGCGCGAGCTTGATGCCGATCTGTTCAGCCACGGGGGGCGCTCCTGGTCTCAGCGGCGCGTGCGGGCGCTCTCGCGCTGCGCGCGGTCGGCCCATTCGTTGAGGGTGACGCGCTCCATGAGCTGCAGGTCTTGCAGCAGGCGGCGCGCGCGGCGCGGGTTGCCGGCGCGGCCGGTGACGCGCATCCAGGCTTCGATGCCCGCGTAGTCCAGGCCGGTCGGCGTGCCCAGGCCGCCGACGCGCCACTGCGTCTGCAGCTGCAGCCAGGCGTCGAGCGGGGCGCGGTTCTCGGGGAGCAAGAAAAAGAGCGGGCGGCGGCCCTCGGCGCTGCGGTCCAGGACCAGGCCGAAGGCGGCGAGGGCGGCATCCAGATCGTCGGCGGCATCGTCATCCTCGTTGCTCAGGTCCAGGTCTCCGCGGGCGAGGAGACGGGCCGCCTCCGTCAGTTTTTTTGCTGGCCCCGGGCGCCGCAGCTCTCCAGGTAGGCGGTGGTGATGAGGCCGGCCATGCCGACCACGTCGAGCAGTACCGCCAGGTTCGCCGGGGTGAAGGGCACCTCGTTGCCGTCCTCGTCAAGGACGCCGGACCAGCCGGTGATGCGCTCAGCCAGCCACTCGCTGAAGCTGACGTCCTGCAGCTTGAGCGTGGCCGACAGCTCGGACTGCGGCATGCGGCGCGCGGTGAGGCTGAAGCTGAAGGCTTGCAGCTTGCCGGCAGCGTCAGGCAGCTTGCCCTGGACGCTGACGGTGACGGTGTCGGAGACGACGAGCTTGAAGGCCATGGGTGCTCAGTTGCTCAGGTGTGCGGTGGCAGGTTGCATGCGGCGGCGGCGGGCGCGTCACAGGCAGACGATGCGCAGCTCGTCGTTGCCCGAGCTGGGCACGAAGCGCAGGTTCATCGACGTGTGCAGGGTGCCCTCGTAGTCCGTGTCGCTGGGGTCGATGCGCTGCACGCGCGGGGCGTGCAGGATGATCCCGACACCGGCGCCGGTGCCGCCGTGGCTGAAGCCCAGGCTGGTGGTCGTGTTGGCGTTGATGTCGGTGCGGAACGACGCCTCCTGCGCCGCGCTGAGCTCGAGCTGGCAGGAGCCGGTGACGTCGCGCTGCGTGATCTCGGTGCCCTGGCCGCCGAGGATGGCCTTGCGGGCGATGGTGTTGCCCACGTTGATCTGCAGGCCGCGGCTCGGGTAGGACGTGCCGCTGGACAGGGCGCCAGCGCTGTAGGTGGCGCCGAGGTTGATGTCGCCGCTGTTGACGTCGCTGACGACGCTCGGCACTCGCCAGGCGGTGAGCGTGAGGCTCGGGTCGGCCGTGGCAGTCACGCCGCCGTCCAAGCCCGAGAACGTGAACCTCAGCATGGGGCGCTCGCCCTCGTTGAGCATGATTTCGCAATTGCCCACGCAGCCCAGCGCCTTGCGCAGCGTGCCGTCGATGTGGTAGTAGATGGTCAGCGACTTGAAGGACGCCGACACCGGCGTGAACTCGACTCGGGCCGGGGTGGTGAGCTGGGCCTCGGCGAAGCCGCAGGCCTGCAGCAGCGAGGACCAGGCGGGCGCGGTGCCGGCGGTGCCGCTGTTGGCCAATTCGACATCGAACGAGCACTCGACGAAGCGCGTGCCGGCCAGCTGCTCCGAGCCGCCGAGCGTGGCGCGGATCAGGTCGCGGTTGACGTTGGTGTAGCTGATGCTGAAGCTCGCATTGCTCACGAGCACGGCGTCCGAGCTGCCCGAGGGCGCGGGCGATGGCTCGGTGCCGTAGACGGTCTCGAGCTTGGCGAGGATGGCGGTCTTGCGGATGAGGCGGCCCATGTCGGTCACTCCTTGGATGCGGTCGGGTCGGCGGCGGACGCCGGGGTGGTGTCAGGCAGTTGCGCCCAGGCCTGGGCGGCGATGTCCCACGTCCAGCGGCCGGCGCCGGGGGGCGTGCCGATGGGTTGCGCCACGTCGCGCTGGGGCGTGGCGGGCGGGGCGGCGGGGGCGGGCTTGGCGGGCATGCGGGCTCCGGGGTCAGGGCCAGGCGGCCAGGCTGGTGGCCTGGGTGCGGTGCTGCACGACCAGGCTGATGGTGGCGGCCACGAGCGGCGTCTCGCCGTCGTCCACCTGCCAGTCGATCAGCGGGGTCATGCGGACGTCGATCACGCCGAGGTTGCTGGCCGGCTGCCAGGCGGCGATGCGCGCCCAGGCGGTCTCGAGCAGGGCGTCCACCGTGGCGGCGGGCTCGGCGGCGGCGCTGGCGCCGCGCGCCAGGCACTCGACGGCGAGCTGCGTCTGCCACTCGTAGCCGGCGCCCAGGGCGCGGGGCGTGTCGGCGCGGCTCTGCAGCATGCGCACGACGACGGCGCTGCTGTGCTGCGCGGACACCGGGCGGACCGAGTTGGCCTTGACGTTGCCGCCGGCCAGCGCGGGGCTGGCCGTGAGCAGCGCCACCAGCGCCGTCTGGATGGCCAGGTGGGCGGACATCAGGCGCGCTCCAGCATGAGGCGGCTGACGCCGGTGCCGTCGGGCTGGTGCTCGACGATGGTGTAGGTGGTGCTGCCGACGACGGCGGCCTTGCCCACCGGGTTGGCGGGGACGTCGGCGGTGGGCAGGGTCAGCATGGGCTGGCTGGTGGCCATGCCGCCGACGGCGGCGGCGGTGAAGGGGGCGAGCTGGTGCTCGTTGTCGAAGATGGCTTCCCGCGCCTGGCCGTCGAGCGTGACCGCCACGCCGAAGCCGGCGGTGCGGAAGAAGGCGGCCAGGGGCTCGGTGAACATGGGCGGCTCTGGGCGGGCGTCAGTTGGTGGCGCTGAGCGCCATGACGGCCACGGTGAAGGCCGGCGTGTTGGTGCCGCCGATGTCGTAGTTCATCCGCAGGTAGCGCGGCAGCTTGTCGAAGTCCAGGTTGCGCTTCTGCGTGCTGGCGGTGGCTGTCAGGCTGGTGAAGGCGCCGCCGTCCACGTCGCTGTAGGTGCGCGCGGCGGTGACGATGGCAATGGTGTCGCCGTTGGTGAAGGCCGTGCCGCCCGCGACCAGGTCGAAGGCGATCTGCGCGTTGCTGAAGCGCTGGCCGACTGTGGCGTTGCCCATGCTGCCGGTGACGCTGCCCGAGACGGCCGCCGTGGTGGCGTTGCTGAAGGTCAGGGTGATGGTCTCGGCGATGGCGTCGGGGCCGGCGACGACGTCGAAGCAGTTGCCGGTGCCGGTGTTGCTGCCAGGGGTGACGCTCGTCACGCGGTCCACGTCGGGCGAGCCCTGCAGCTTCAGCGCGAGCGTGGGGTTGGTGCCGGCGGTGTTGCGGGACGTGAGGATGAGGCAGCCATGGCCGATGAGCGCGCGCGCGTCGATGCCGGCGCTGCTGCCGTCAGCGGTGATGCGGGCCGGGGCCTGGATGTTGGTGAGGGTGGCGTCGCCGATGATGTCCATGGGTCAGTCCTTCGCTTTGCGGTGCCGGCGCGCGGGCGCGGCGGCGGGGGTGGGTGCGACCATGGCGGCCTGCGCCTGGGCCAGGGCGTCGAGCGCTTGCTGCAGCGGCGGCGGCTCGCCGGCCACCGCCACGGCGCGGCCGGCGGCGATGAGCGCGTGCGCCTGCGGGGCAGGCAGATCGCGCTCGTCGCCGGGGTGGGCGTCGTTGCCGACGCCCCCCAGGGCCGTGCCGCGCAGGAAGCGCACGCGCATGGCCGTCAGCCTCAGATCGTGGCGCCGGTGGCCTTGCAGAAGCTCTGCGGATGGCGCAGGGCGATGTCGGCCAGCTGGAAGCTCGTCACCTCGATCATTCCCTGCTTCTTCAGGGCGTAGGGGTCGACCACGATCTCCAGCGCGCCCCAGGTGCCGATCATCACGTCGCCCCAGTTGCCGAAGATGACGCCGTGGTCGCTGCCGCTGCCCAGCGTGGCGCTGACCTGGTTGGTGGCGACCGCGCGGTAGCCGACGACCTGGCCGTCGTTGAGCTGGCCGGTCCAGATCATGCGGCTGTCGGTGCTGGCAGCGACCACGGTCTGCGCCAGCTTGCCAGCCATGCCCGGGGTGGTGGCGAAGGCAAGGTTGCCCATGAGGGCGTTGTCCTTGAGCACCTCGGTGACCATGTCGATCAGCTTGCCGTAGCTGGGCGTGCCGCCCATGGCGATGCTGTTGACGGAGCCGGCGGTGTAGATGCCCGTGGGCTCGTTGCTGGAGCCCGAGCCGTGCAGCACGGCACGGTCCCAGGCCAGCGCGTGGGAGGCGGCCAGGTCGTTGCGGATGAACTGCTCGACGTCGATGCTGGACTGCGCCATGAGCTGGCGGCTGAAGGCCGTGGTGGCCTGCAGCGTCTTGGGCGTCAGGCTCACGCTGCCGAGCGTGGCGTTGCTGGCGGTGACGTCGGTGCCGTCGTTCTCGGGCATCCAGTAGGCCGAGGCGGCGCCGGTCTGCTTGGGGAAGCTGACCGGGCTGGTCAGCCCGGCCATGACCTGGGCGCCGAGCTGCACTGCGATGGCCTGGTTGCGCAGCAGGTCGATGAACTCGCCCGCTTGCGTGAAGACCGTGGAGCTGCCCTGGGTGCTGACGTTGTACAGGGCCTCGCTGATGGCGGCGCGCTGCTCCAGCCGCATGGGCACGAAGATGCCGCCGTGGCGCTTGGCGTTGGCCGGGAGCTGGCGCTCGAGGTCGGCCGACAGCTCGGCCTCGAAGCCGCTGACGGCGGTGCCCTCGGCCCGGGCCATGGCGGCGGCGATGGCGCGCACGTAGCTGTACTGCTTGGCCTCGCGCTCGTTGAGCTTGATGTCCGCGGCCAGGGGCTTGTTGGCCATCTGGCGCAGCACCTCGGCCTGGAACTGCTCGACCGTGTGGCCGGCCTGGATGGACTTGAGCGCCAGCTCGCGGGCGTCGAAGCCCTGCACGGTGGCGGCCAGTTGGGAGATCTCGGCGGCGTGGTTGCGCTCGGTGACCTGGATGTCGGACATGATGGGCCTTTCAGCGGGTGATTGCGTGGGGGTCAGTGCGGCGGGCGCCGCGCGATCGGCAGCGGGCGGATGGCCGACCGCTTGCGCGGCCGGGTCGGCGGCTGCCGGCGCCGAGAGGGGTGCGGGGGCCGGGGCGGTGCGGCCGGCCAGGTTGCGGCCGACGCCGACGCTGGGGTCTGCGGGCACGCTGACGAGGGAGACCTCGTAGGGCTCCCAGTCGGTGACGCGATAGGTGTCGTTGTCGTCGTCGTCGGTCTCGATCAGCTTGGCGGCGTGGATCATGTAGCCCACGCTGACGTTGCGCCGGATGCCGTCGCGGACGTCTTCCCAGACCTCGTTGGCGCGGGCGCTGCGGCCGAAGCGCACGACGGCGCGGGCGACGCGGTCGGCGCCGATCTCCACCGACTCGACGACGCCGACGACGTCGCGGGTGTCGTGATCGACCAGCAGATTGGCGCCGGTGGCCAGGCGGCCCATGCGCATGCCGGTGGGGCTGACGTCGAGGATCTCGCGGCCCCACCAGCGGTCGAAAGGCATCTCGCTGGCAAAGGCGACGGTGGCGGTGCGCTTCTCGTCGTCGATGGCGGCGCGCTCGAACTGCAGCGCCCGGCTCAGCGGTGCGGCGGCCTGGGCCTCACGGATGGCCTGCGGCAGGGTGTCGGCGGTGTGCGGCATGGCGCCATTGCACAGCGCCGGGGGGTGACATTTCCAGGGGCAAATGTCACCTGCTGCGCGGCGCCTACTCGGCCGCTGCGGCGGCTGGGGCGGGCGCTGGCGCCGCGGCCGGCGTGGCGCCCGGCGTGCCGGCGTAGGCGTTCAGGTTGACGCCGTAGCGCTGCGCCAGGCGCTGCGCCTCGGCGATGCGGATGAGCACGTCCTCGAAGTCCTGCCCCATCTGCGCGGCCAGGGTCTGCGGGGCGATGAGGCCGGCGCGCACGCCCAGGGTCTTGGCCTCCATGTCGGCCTTCGGGTCCACCCAGTCCCAGCGGCGGCCCTGCCACTCGTGGGCGCTGAACTTGGCCAGCTTGCTGGCGGGCAGTGCGTTGCCCGTGGGCAGCACGATGGCGCCCGAGAGCAGGGCCTGCTGCAGCCAGGCGGCGTACAGCGGCTCGAGGAAGGCGCCGATGAACCAGCGCTGATCGGCGGCCCAGCGGTCGCGCTCCTCGAGGGTGCCGCTGCGGATGCTGCTGAAGTTGACGCCCTCGAGGTCGTTGGCCAGGGAGTGGTAGGCCACGCGCCAGCCGCTGGCGATGCGCTGCAGCACGCTCTTGACGAAGGGGCCGAAGTTCTGCTCCGGGTACTTGCTGTCGAAGGGGGTGAACTCCACGCCCGGGGGCAGCGTGTCGAAGGTGCCGGGCTGGCTGGTCAGGATGGTCTGGCCGTCGGTGCCTTCCTCGTCGCCCACGGGCGGCGCGCCGTCAGGGGTGCGGAAGAAGCCGTAGTGGTTGGCCCCGTGCTCGGCGGCGAGCAGCGCGCTGAGCATGAAGCCGCCCAGGTGGTGCAGGCTCAACATGCCTGGAGCCATCCACGGCACGCCGCGGGCTTGGCCGGGCACGTCGACGCGGAAGCGGTGGATCAGCTCGGACACGGGCACGCGCACCTTGCGGCGCTGCGTGGCTGCGGTCAGGTCGTTGGGGTGCTGCTGGTACAGGTGCAGCGCGACGGTGCGGCCGGTGGCGTCTTGCTCCACGCCCATGATGACGCGGGCACCGTTGGCCAGCATCTCGGTGTGGGTGGTGTCGATGCGGTCGACGTCGATGAGCTCGAGCGCGAAGTTGAAGCGGTTGCCGGCGGCCGGGCCGGTGATCTTGCGCACCAGGATCTCGCCATCGGTGGGCAGGGCGCCGACCAGCGTCTCGCAGACATCGGCCAGGGTCATGGTGCCGGTGATGTCGCAGGCGGCAGACCACTCGCGGAAGGCGGCTTCGATGGCGTCATTGGCCAGGCCGTCCGCCTGGCGGTTGTTGTCGTCCATGACGCGGGCCTGCAGGCGGAAGCCCTCGGGGCCGACGATGTTGTTCTGCGCCATGCCGACGAACTTGCGCGCGTAGTCGTTGTTCTTGGCCAGGTCGCGGGCGCGGGCGCGCAGGCGGTCGAGGTCGGCGCGCAGCTCTTCGTTGATGCTGGCGGTGGTGGTCCACCACTCGCTGGTGAGGCGGTCGACCCGGGCGCCGTCGAAGCGGCGCAGGTTGATAGCCTTGCTGCGCCGCGCGGCCGGCGGCCTGGGGGCGATGAAGTTGGCGACGCGCTGACGCAGGCGCGTGGTGATGCTGCTCATGGATGGCTCCTTCAGCGGCCGGCGCCGAAGCGCACGAACACGCGGCGCTTGTCGGGCAGGCCGCGCGCCAGGCGCTGCGCGGCCTCCTCGCGCTGCACCTCGGCGCTGTAGCTGTCGCGCAGCTTCAGCAGCTCGGGCAGCGGGATGTACTTCAGGCTGCGGCCGGCGATCTGGTATTCGCCCACCTCGCTGGTGGCGCGGCCTTCGATCACGGCCTCGATCGCGTCCAGCACCTTGCGGGCGTGGCTGCGGGCGTCCGTGGCGGCGGCGAAGCTCGGCTGCACGGTGAGCGTGCCGCTGCCGACGGTGTAGACCTCGCCCGACTTGCTGACTTGCGCGCGCCAGGTGTAGGCGCCCGCGGTCCAGCCCGTGGTGGTGGACGCAGCGACGTTCACAAGGTGGCGGTCGCCGTCTGCGCTGGCGCTGAAGGTGATGCGGGTGGCCGCGCGCACCAGGGTGTAGCTCAGCGTCCACCCGGCGCTGGCCGGGTAGTCGGGCAGGCTGATGCGCCACTTGGCGGTGTCGCCCGCGGCGATGACGGCGGGCTCTTGGGTGGGAATCTCGCTCATGGTGGGCATTGGGGCAGGCGGCGGGGTGACATTTCAAGGGGCGGATGTCACCTGGTGGCCGGCCCGCGGGCCGGGCGGATGACGCGCAGGACCTGGCGCTCGGTGATCTGCTCGGCGCGGGCGATCTCGGCCAGGCGCACGCCCTGCAGGTAGGCGCGCTCGATGCGGCTGTTGCGCTCGGCCCGGGCGTCGCGAGCCTGGCGGCGCGGCACGTGCACCTGCTCGCCGCCCCAGTGCTGGCGGATCTCGCGCTCGACCTGCTGGGCGAGCTGGTCGTCGAGCTGCTTGCCGGCGGCGCGCTCTGCGCGGCGCACCCGCGCGAGCATGTCGCGCACGATGTCGGCATGGGTGGCGTGGGGGGCGTGGGTCACCATCGGCGGGGTCCTGTGGGCAGGGGTGGGCGGACGAGACGCCGCGCAGGTTGCGCGGCCGGAACTGCGGCCGTTGGCGCCTGCAGTTGCGGAGGCGGGCTGGGCGCCACAGCCGCTGTCGGCTTTGCCTGCAGCCGCGCCTCTGCAGCATCCCACTGCGCCCGGGTCCAGCGGTGCAGTCGCAGCTCGGGATGATGAGCGGCGGCGGCGGCGTAGACCCAGGTGTCGAGCGGCTCGTTGCGCGCGCCGCGGCGCTTCTCGAAGCGGTTGCGGGCGGGGTTGAAGGTCTCGCTCACCAGGCCGGCAAAGAAGCTGGGCTCGAGCTGGTCGCTGAAGTGCGTCTGGCGGTCGGCCCGCTCGCGGTCGGCGTCCACGCTCAGGCGGCTGAACAGCCAGTGCTTGAGGGCGACGGTGCCCACGTGGTAGACGAGCACGCCGCGCTTGTCGGTCTGCCCGCGCCAGGTGACGTCGTGCGCCTTGGGCTTGCTGAGCGGAGGTGCGTTGTTCTGCACGGCCCCGAAGATGGGCATGGGCCGGCTGACGCGGCGCTGGCGCGCGAAGTCCTTGACGGCCTCGGTGCGGTGGCCGCCTGCGTCGATGGCCACGGCCTGCACGCGCAATGTGCCGCCGCCGGCGTGGGCAATGGGCTGCTGCAGCAGCGCGGTGAGCGCGGTCCAGACGGCGGGGTCTGCCGGGTCGCCGGGCAGCTCCACGTAGTCGATCACCCAGAAGCCCATGCCGCGGCCCCAGCCCACGCGCTGCACGGCCAGGCGGTTGTCCTGGGTGTCCACGCCGGCCGTGACGACGAGCACGCCCTCGGGCGCGGTGCCCAGCGCGTAGGGCTCGGCGCGGTCGGCGATGGCGTTGTGCTTGACCGCGCGCATGGCCGGGTCTTCCCAGGGCTCGGCCAGGCGGTCGTTGACGAAGGTCTTGAGGCGGCCGGGATCGGCCTGGGCGTCGAGCCACATCTCGACCAAGTCGGCCCAGCGCGGGCCAAGGCCCACCTGGTAGTACAGCGCGTTGATGTGGTAGCCGCGGATGCGCGCTTCGGGGTTGCCAGGCACCCAACGGCCGGCCGCGATCATGCCGGTTTTGTGATGCTCCTCGATGATGGCCCCGCACTCGGCGCAGACGTAGTGCACGCCCTTGCCGCCAGGCGCCCAATGCAGCCCGGCCCACTGCAGCGGCTGCTCGTGGCCGCAGTGCGGGCAGGGCACATGAAACCGCCGCTGGTCGCTTTTGGCCCACAGGTGCTCGATGCGGCTGATGCCCTTGAGCGTGGGCGTGCTGATGTACAGGCGCTTGTACGTGGCCGGGAAGGCGCTCGTGCGGCCGTCCAACATGGAGACGGGGTCGTCGCCGCTGCTGAGCGCGTTGCTGAACTCGTCGAGCTCGTCCACGATCAGCGTGCGCACGCTCTTGCTCTTGAGGCGCGCCGGGCTGCCTGCGTGTTCGACGAACAGCTGGCCGCCGCTGAAGTCCTTGAACTCGCGCCGGTTGGCGCCGTCGCGGCTGGCCGTGCTGCTGAGGGCGGCGCGCACGCGCGGGCTCTCGTCCAGCATGGGCTGCAGCTTCTGCGCGATCCAGGCGTTCATGCTGGCCTCGCCGGGCAGCGTCACCATGACCGGGCCGGGGTGGTGGTCCATCACGTAGCCCAGGGTGTTGATGGCCACCTCGGTCTTGCCGAACTGGATGGGAAACATCAGCACGACGTCGCGCGTGGTGCTGCGCGCGCTCATGCAGTCCATCGGCTCGCGCAGCGGCGGGTTGCGCGCGGTGCTCCATTGGCCAGGCTGGCTGCTGCCCTTGCTGCTCAAGCGCCGGTGTAGGTCAGCCCACTGGCTGACGGTGAGCGGCTTGCGGGGCGCTAGGGCGCGCGAGAGCGTCTCCCACAGCACGCCCGGCGAGGCGTAGCCGTCGGCGGCCAGCGGGGCGGTGGTGACGACGTCGCGTGCGCCCATGGTGCTCAGGCCTTGCGGGCAATCGTCGCCGCCTGCTGCGACAGCTCGGCGAGCGCGGTCTCGATCTCGCTGGCCAGGATGGCGCGGGCCTGGCCCTCGTCGCGCGCGGCGGCCCATTGCGAGGCCACCTGGTCGGGCAGCATCTCCAGCCGGCTGCGCAGGGTGGTGATGGCCGAGGTCAGCGCGGCGCGCACGGTGTCCAGCGTCAGCAGCGTGCCGCGGCGCTCGGCCAGCTCGATCTCCAGCATTTCGGCGCGGGCTTTCTCGGCGCGCTCACGCCAGTCGGTGAAGCCTGGGGTCTGCGCCTCTGGCATGGAGCGCTCGGGCGCGCCGGTCGTCTGCTGAAGCAGGCGCAGCGTCTCGCGCACGCGCACACGGCCGTCCTCGGCCAGCACCAGCCGGCCCTGGTTGCCGAGCTTGGTGACGTAGCTCTTGGCGCAGTCCAGGTAGTCGGCGAACTGGCTCTTGGTGAGCAGCTCGGGAACTTCGCCATCAGTGCCGGGAATCTGCATCTCACTGCCCCAGCGCGCTGCGGATGCGGTAGCGCAGCCGGCTCTCGAAGCGCCGCTGAACGTCCACCTTGCGCGCGATGGCCTGCATGTCCAGCCGGCGCTGGTAGCTGCCGCGCCGCACGAACAGCACCACCGGGCGCAGCACCGCCCCGTGCGTGCCGCTCTTGGCCCAGATGCCGGGCTCGAGGTGCGCCGTGGGGCCGCCGCGCAGGCGACCATAGGCGACGAAGAACACCACGCCGCCGATGCGAGCCGCGCCCGATGCCGAGGTGCCGCGCTGCGCCAGGCGCTCGCGGCGGCGGGCGGTCATGTTGGCGCGGTAGCCCTGCTCGCCGAAGGCCTGCAGGTAGGACAGCAGCTGCACGATGAACGGGCCGCGCAGGTTGCCGCGGCCGTCGTCGCTGCCCGGGTAGGGCTCACGCGGGATGGCGGTCTGATAGCCCGAGGGCAGCACGCCGGCGCGGCGCAGGGCCACCTCGGAGCGCTTGTCGCGCCGGCTGCCGCCCTGCGCCTGGGCCTGCAGCACCTTCTGCGGGTCCACCCCCTTGCCGCCCATGTACGTGGGCAGGATCAGGGCTTCCGGGCGGTCCACAGTGGCCTGCTGCACCCGCACGGACTGCACCACGTAAGGGGTGGGCCGGTCGAAGACGGTGCGCATCTCCTCCTGCATGGCGCGGCGCACCTGGAAGGCCACGTCGTTGACCGCCTTGACGGAAGCCTCGGCCAAGCCGGCGCGGCCGAGCTGGGCGATCTGGGCGCGCACGCGCTCGAGGTTGCGAGCTTCCAGCGTGAAGTTCAGCGTGGTGGCCATGCGGGGCTCCAAGTGCGCCAGGTGGGCGCTGTGCAGGGGTGTGCAGGGTCTGTGCAGGGGTCTGTGCATACCCCTGCACGCCAAAACCTCAATGTCCTCAAAGACTTACCTACTCTGTGCAGGGTGTGCAGGGTGTAACTACACGCGCGAGAACTCGCTCTGATGCGCAGCCGTGCCGGCGCGGCGGGCGCGGCGCGGGGCGCTGTGTGGTGCGCGCGCGCACACGTAAGACCCCTGCACACCCTGCACAGCACACGCAAGCCATTGCCACGATTGATCTTTTGGCGTGCAGGGCACCCTGCACAAACCCCTGCACAGCCTGCACAGCCCAAGCAAAAAGCCCCGCGTGGGGGCTTGGGCTGGTGGTGGCGTGGGCGCGCGGCGTTCATTCGTCGCCCCCGTGCTCGGCGTAGGTGGCGCCGCGCCACTTGCGCACGGCGTCGGCAAAGCTGCGCACGTGGTCGCTCAGCTCGGCCAGGGACAGCGCGGTGTGCTCCACGCCCTCGGGGAAGATGATCGTGCTCTGCACCGTGGTGGTGCCGCCGTGGCTGGCGTAGTGGCGCTTGCGTTCCTTGACAGCGTTGGCGCGCTTGGTCAGCTCGGCGATGAAGACGTTGATGCTCGGCCCCTTGCTGCCCGTGCGCTGCTGCCAGAACTTGAAGGCGTCGAACAGGTCTTCGCTGCGGCACGCGCCCAGCGGCAGGGGCAACACGCGCTCCAGCCAGTCGCGGCAGAACCGCTCGCTGCTGCCCATGCTGGCGTCGATGAGGTCGCGCTTGGCCTCGGTCAGCGGCGGCATGGTCCAGGGCTTCATGTCGCCCAGGGGCAGCTGCTTCAGGTGGTGGTGCAGCGCAGCCACGCCACCGTTCTGCAGCTCGATGCGCACCTGCTCGTAGAAGCCAGGGTCCAGCTTCGGCGGCGTCCACACCACCAGGTAGCGGCGGTCGTCGCGCTCCAGCACGGCCGGCATCACCTCATTGCTGAGGAAGACCATGTTGACGTGGTTGCGCTCCTCGTATGCGCCCACGTTCTTCGGGTTGATGCGGATGGTGTCACCCGTCACCAGGCCCTTCAGCTTGTTCTTGATGTGGAACAGCTCAGCCCGGGCCACCACCTCGTCGGCGATCAGGAACAGCTTGCGCGAGGCCCAATCGTTGAACTTGTCCTCCACGGCCGCCTGGTCGATGATGCGACCATACTCGCCGTAGATGGCCATGACGGCCTCGAAGAACATGTTCTTCCCAGAACCCTGCGGGCCGTGGAAGACCAGCGCGGTCTTCATCTTCGTGCCCGGGTACTGGATGGGGTAGGCCAGCCACCGCAGCACCCACTGGTACACCTCGTCGGCGTTGCGCTCGCGCTTGCACAGGTGGTACAGCAGCTCGAGCAGGCATTCACAGTCGCCCGCTCGCGGCGCCTGGGGCCAGCCGCCCCACATGTTGCACTTGAGGCTGGTGTCCTCGCCGCTGGGGTCGAAGCCCACCTCGGCCTGGCGGACGATGCGCTTGGCCGGGCTCTCCATCCAGGCGCGGTGCGTCATGCGGCTGGTGCACAGGTTGCGCATGCTGCTCAGCGGCACGAGCTTGTTCTCCTGCGCGTCGAAGACGGTGTCGGGCAGCTCATAGACCAGGCTGAAGCGCTCGAGCAGCTCATCGACGCTCTGGACCGAGCGCATGTCGTCGGCCCCGGCGTCAGCATCCCCTCCCCCCTGCGCGGTGGGTGGCGCGGCCGGCGCCGCCGCAGGCAGCAGCCACCCGAGCTGCCGGATGCGGGTCTCCACCTGCGCGCGCACCACGTGCAGGCCCTCGAGCTGGTGCAGGTCGTTGAAGTCGGTCGCGCCGGTGCTGCCGCAGTCGGCCAGCAGCGCCTTCACACGCGCCTTGGCCTGGTCGTTCTCGGCATGCGTCAGCGTGGGGCTGCCGGGCAGCGGCGCGGCCTCGGCAATGCGGGCGCGCGCGGCCACCTCGGCGGCTGCGCTGAAGGTCGGCGCCATCCAGGCGCCGCCCACGGCCAGCGCGGCCGAGCTGGCGGCAGTCACGCCAGGGTTGCCGTCGGTGGCGAAGTCGTCGTCGGCGCAGATCAGCACGCGCACGCCGCGATAGCGCTTGGCTATGGCCTCGGCCACCGGCTGCAGGTTGCCGGCGTCGAAG